CGAGCAGTCGGTAAACTACCTTCCATCATTTGCTTATTCTCGCGTTCTGCCTTAGAGATATGCAATTGGTCGGTATCGTCTGCGCTCTCCCAATCACCAAACTCAATCATTTCGAGAATCTTACTGCGTGTTTCAGCATCTATCCTTTGGGTATCTTGATTTAACAGTAACCCAGACTCCATTAAGTCAAATACCATTTGTCTGCGCTGACTCGGACTATCAATATTTGCCGCAATAGAATCGAATTCTACATCGTCGGCGTGAATATCCATACCAGTCCAGTCGATAACTTCAACCATATTGTTTTTACCTACTTTTTTGAGAGCGCGAGGCATTTTAACGTGCTGCTTAAGAAGTCGAAGTGTCATTTTACCTGCTTGCACGATGAAGCGTTCAATATTGTCGGCCGTATTTGAAAGACGAGTATCATCCTGCTCCTGCACAATCCCCAGGGCAACACCGGATTTAACGCCAGACGGTGCTTGACTTGACCGTGAAATCTCAGAAACACCCGACAAAATAGAAAAACCCTGCAATAGCAGAGGTTCTTCGGTTTCAAATGCTTGTGGTAAAGGTTCATTTCTTATCATATTGGGGGATTGACTACCTCTTTGGTAAACGTGTATTGCCCCCGGTGCCCCGGCATTTTCCTCAAAGTCAACATCATCCACAGAACCTTCTTCAACTGCCCATTGACCTATTGCCGCCCTGTTTAGATACTCAGTTTTGCGGTTTCTAAGGCTGTTATAGGCACGTTGAACGGGTATTAGACGTTCTAATACCGTCTTGCCCCAGAACATACCGGGACGCTTCAAACAGTCAAGTTTAGTAAACGGAATACCTACAGTACCATCGTCACCGACTTGAAAGGGTAATGTACCTGCATATAGCAACGTACCGGAACAGACAATAATTAAACGCCCTTCTGGATACTCCTTAGAAGGTAACTCGTTCCATTCCTTAACGATAGCATGGTCTTTAAGCTTAGCGGTGCTATACATAAATCCACCTTGACCATAACCTAAACCACCCATACCGTTCATAGTAGACTGCAACGCCTGTACACTTGCATCCTCAGATTTAACATCTACGCCCCATATGGACTTAATATCGTTGACATGGTACGCCCTGGCATGAATAATAGACTTACACGCCTTAATATTTGTCCTATAAGAAGAATCGGGGTAAATCTCCTGTGGAGGTACGACAATAATTTCAATGTCACCTTCATGTATCGGATTACCTTCTTCATCGGTAGCGATAACCTGCCCAATATCGGGGTTCCATATCTGTTTCCAAAACACCGTACCGCACGTTTCCATCCAGGAGTAAGTTTCTTCCATCTTGTCCTTGACTTCCTGATCGGAATACGTGTTTTTAAGCAACATACCGGATATTTTGGCTTTGCGTAAATCAGCAGGTTCACTTGTACCGGGAGTGACCTTACATACCGGACGAATACGCTTCATTTTAGATACACGGGTTTCAATGTTGGGTGCAATGTGGTTATATGCTTCCTTAACCTGCCAGTTAAACATAGTCGGTTGCTCTTCAAGTGCCATTGTTGCCGTATTAATGTCTATGAATTGATTACCTTCATAGAAAGCAAGGTTAAGTCTCCACTGTAATTCGTGCGGCCTGCGTTCTTGCTGCCGACGTACAAACTCATCATTGACCATTTTAACCAGTTCATCGTCGAAATATGGTTTATCTTCTGTACCACCGAAAGCGTTTTTGACTGCTGAGAAGGCGTTTTTAATCGGATTTGTGATAGATTCTAGCAATTAGTTATCACCTTCTTTCTTGCTATTGTAGAAATTATGCAACCCTCTCTGCACGAAGTTCTTACCTTTAGGCGGCGGTTTATTGTTGGTTACGTTCTTATAGTCAACTAAATCACGAGACATTAAGCGGTTGCAGAGGTCTTTGCGCTCGATGTAGTGGAGATATTGTTGTGCCGCTAACAATACAAGGAGTGCTGAGATTGTGATTATGTCGGTCATTGACTTTCTTTCCTATGCTTCAACATATGACCGGACAGTGCTTTTCTGGTTGGGAATTCAGCACTGCACACTTCACAAATATGTACCTCTCCTAATACCTGAGTGTCACTTTGCTCGTCTGTATGGGCCTCCTGTGAAGCCTCTATACTATCCTGCGGTAACAATTCTTCCGGTACATTAGCGATAATCGACTTCGCACATTCAGCACATAGTGGGTGACATGCTTGCAAGGGACTACCTTCTGTACCTATTGCGTAGACTGCCTTCTTACGGCAATTGAAGGTTTGACAGTAGGTGACAGTGTTGATTTTGAATAGTTTAGGTTGGGGTTGTGCCATTATTTATTTCCTCCCAGTAGGGAATTTAATACTTCAATTTCTCTTGTAACACAATTTTTAGCATATGAAACAATATTGTCTAAGTATTTTGCATGATCTGTATTTATAGGTCTGGGAACTTCACTTAAAATCATCTTAGAGCATTCAACGTCAGAATAACTAATATAGCATTCGTAATAACCTTCTCTTCTTTCCGTTATGCCATTTTCATTAAAAGCTATGGGATTATGAACATTCCACTTTTCGGCAGGTACACCATGATGCACTTGTATTGAAGTTTTATCTTTCTTAATGTTAAGACAATCTCCATCATTAAGAGTAATAAAGTACTCTGACCTATTATCTTTTACGCCAATAAGTGTCCACTTAGCCATTATTAATGCCACTAATACACTCTCCTTTTTCTTACGCTTAACTTTGCTAGACGTTCTTTGTCGGCCGCTATCTTACCCTTTTGTGGTTTAGGTGACTTAGATTGTTTAGCATGAAATGAGATTATGCCATAACCTACGGAATCAAATCCGTGATCCCAGGCACAATCGGCTATCTTATTCACATCGTCCGGGTCCTCAACTAATTCCGGCATCCATTCGATGAAGCGTTTACATGAACGAAATACTTGTAGTTTGGCTACATACTTACCTAAAACATCATCGAAGTACGGCTTCAGGTATTCGTGCATAATATCTTTGCGCATCTTGCGGTCAGTTATGGCCCTTATAAAACCGCTTACTCCGCCCTCTGCATAGTAGTCGGTTAAATCCTTGCCTGTCGTGTCTCTGTGGTGCTTATTCCATGCATCAACGCCAGCCACGGTATAAGATATACGCTCCTGCTTCTCCGAAACGCCATCTTCCAATAACTCCGCATAGGTGGCTAGTTCAACTACCTTTTGGGCTTGTTCCGTATAAAGTAGTCTCGGTTCTTCCTCTGTACGCGTGAACTCTCTATATAAGTAAACCGTACCTTCGGGAGATACTGCCATCCAACCCCAATAGAAGGGATCGGCATAACCATTGTCCAGACAACGCCACTTTCGCCAGTAGTCTGGAATAGGAAAGTTGTCTACAACGTGTATCTTCTCTGACCACTCAGGAAATCCTTGACCTGTATAAACGTCCCAATCTCCATATAGAAATGCCCTCTTTTTAGCTTCTGGCAGGTTTTCCAGTCGTTTGACATAGGCAGGATCATTTGCCATTAAAGCAGGGTTGTCGTAAACCTGCGAGGGTACGAATTTAATGATATTACCTGTATCAAGGTCCCGATATTCCTTTTCGCCGTACTCTGTTTTGGTGATATACCTGGCCTTCACCCACCTGTGACCAATGCCGCCGGGGTTTCCAGTGGCCTTGAAGGTAGGTGGAAATCCTTTAGCTGAACGCAAGCAGGACAACAATTCCTGTATGGTCTTTTCCTCATGCTTGGTTAGTTCGTCAACGCCTATATAATCTATAGAACGGCCCTGGTAACGCTCCGCATCTGTATAATTGGAAACATAGCGGAACTTAACTACACTACTATTTATGAGAGTAGCAATATGCTTACTCTCATTGTACTTATATAGTTGTGCCGGAACTCTGCGTTTCCATTCGGCAATAAGGTTAGCTTCTAAGTCGTCGTATGTCTCACGAAACAGGTAACACTCCGCACCGACATACTCTAACGCATAGCCCAAAACGTCCATGACCAAAGCTGTTGACTTGCCACCACCCTTTGCACCACCAAAAAAGGTTTCGTCGGCTGCCGAAGCGTGAAAAATGGCCTGCTTTTCGGATTGTTGGTATGGAATTTCTATTGTTGCCATATTCTCACCTCGAATTGGACAAGCCAAAAGTACAATGTAGTGTCTCAACCCTACGCTTGTGAACGCCAAAACGTGTCCGTCAGTGGTGGACTTTCGACATTTCAGTTATTCGACAAATTGGAATAACTGTAGAAATAGTTAAAAACCCAGCATTAATGCTGGGTTTAAGGTTAATTGCTAGTTTACATAATATTTATTACCGGAACTAAATGTTAAAAAAGTGTCATAATTGAATTATTCGTTAATATTCTCCGACTTTAAAACTTTTTGTTCCTCTCGGTTTGGCCTGGCAATTGCAAAGGCAACTTGTAGTGGTGCGCCACCTGCACCAGTGATTTCTGTTTCCTGTTTGTCGCGCCAACCAAAATTTTTGAGAGCGAAAATAGCACCTGCTGGATTGCGTGCAGTATACATATTTTGCTCCGCATAATTCTCTACATATGACTTAGCTTTTTTGATTGCGTTGCTAAATTCAGGTCTATCTCCATACTCACATAATCCTTTCCTATCCGTCCCAATAGCAATAGCCAGTCCAGTCACCGTAAATGGAATAACCTGCTCCATTTCTCCAGTATCTTCATTTTTTTTAAAACAACTCTCAAAATAAGCATTGATAAGTTTTTCCATCTCTTCAACACTCTGAAACTTCAACGGTCTTCCTACTTTCGGAATCTTCATTCTCCTTCACCTCATTTCAACATCTTCTATCCCTTCGCCATGTACGAACGATTGATGTAATAACAATCCTTCCTCCGATACGCTACACCTGCGCCCGTCAAAACTGACATTCTTCTATAGAAGTTTCTTTCCGGCATTTTCAGTACGCGAATCAAATCTTCTGCGCTCAGCTTCTCCTTTTTCCGCTTGTCTGTCAATGCTCCATTGTCCCAGTCAATCAGTGGCGACAGCTTCACCAGAAACCCCATGTCTGCATCGCTCAGTTTTGCGCTCAGTTCCACCAATTTTTCATTGTACAGCTTCACGTAACCTTTTTTGTTCCCTGTACTGCGCTTTTTTGGCGGTTTCAGTCCTTTTTTCGTATTCCAGAACTCATAATAACTATGTTCTATATCCTTGTCGCGGATGCTGATATGCTCAGACTGCTTGTCGGGCGACTCTTCCCTTGTAAAAATGGTTTGCGCTACTGTTGCGCTGACTCCTATTGGAAATATACCCTGCTCAGGCTTGTTGTGCCAAACTTCAGCTATCATTTCACCTGTCTCAGGATCTATGACTTGTCTCCTTGTCCTGCCATAACCGAAATCATCATCAA